TTTTAGTGGATTTACGGACTCATTCATTGGGACCATAAATGCACCATGTGTAGATGGGTTAGAAACAAAATCCCAACCAATCAATTCAAAATCTTCTTGTACTTCTACTTTATTAGAACCTAAAGGTCTAGTTGAACCCATACCTCTTGAAGAAATACCCAATAGAATTCCAGCTTTTAATAACTCTTTAAGAATGTTACCAGATGGAGTTCCTAATATTTCAACAGTACCACAAAGGTCATCACCTTCCCACCAAATTTCTCTGATGTTATGTGATACGTTCTTTAAGTTGATAACCGTTGAATCTGGATGGTCTAATTCACCCAATGCTCTACGTTCTTTAATAAATTGAAGATATTTTTTAGCTTCTCTTTCAAGAATTGGTTTTGGATACACTCTACCATTTTGGTTTTCCGCACCAGCTCTTTGAAGAACTCCTTTTACTAATGTTCTTCCGCCATCATCTTCTTTTATCTTACCTTCAAATAAGTGTGTTTCTATTAATAATGATTTCATTCTATCTTATTATTTTACCGATTCCATTTTTCTTCTTATCTTAGAAGTAATTTGAGATAATTGTGATTTATCAACATCCAAACTATCAACAACTTTAGCTACTAATTGTAATTTTTGCATATTATTCAATTTAGCATCTTTGATTTTATCAATAGCCATTTTTAATCTTTGATTAATCGCAGAAGGGATTGGTGCTGATGGAAGTTCAGCGGAAATATCTTCATTTGTTTTTCCTGCTCTTAAATCTGCTAAATCATCACCTTCAATATCTCCATCACCATCTACATCTAATTTGTGTTGGTCACCTTTAAGTGCTTCTGATTTAGTACCTTTACCATTCCATGCTGCATCAATTTTATTAAAGAATTCTTTTTTCTCATCATCGGTCATATCATTGATACCTTTACCAGCCTTTTCTAATGCTTTTTTAAAGAAAGCTTGATATTCAGCTTCTTCAACCATTACTTCTTTAACTAATTCTTTTAGTCTTTCTCTGCTTATAGTTTCTTTGTGCATAGGTAATCCTTTGTGTTTTGTAGATGCAAAATCTTTAGCATCTTTTGGGTCTATCTCTTTTGCAGCTTTTGCTACTTCAGGAGATGCAGGTTCTTCACCTTTTTGAGCTGCGTGAACCATACCCATAAATCTTTGTTGTGCTTTTGATTGTGCTGGCATTTTATAAAGTTCTTAATTTTTCAGTTATTCCCATTAACCTTTCTCTGATTTTATATAGGGATGCGTTTGTTCTTTTCCAGTAATCTTCTTTCTTAAGTCCATTTTCAGTCTTAATTTTAGAATACCAATTAACAAACTTCTCTATTTCAGAAAGTTGTTTTTGTATATTAGAAACTCCTCTACCAACTTTTGCTTTTGGTGAAGATTCTTCTCTTTTTAATTCTTCTTCTAAATTATCTACTACAGTCCCACCAGTTACTTTTGCTAATCTATTATTCTTTTTTGCAGTTTGTTTAGGCTTTGCAAATGCGGCTGGTGTATTATACCCAGCAACATTACCTGTTACAGACATTTCATCCAAACTTTTTTGAATGTTTCTTTCTCTAACGTATTTACGAATAGCTTCTTTTAATCTTGCTTCCATTATTTTACTTTAGATTTAAGTTCTTTAATTAGCTCATAAGAAAGCATAATAGATGAAACTTGAGAATCAGATACAGTTTTTCCAATTTTCATTTTTTCTAAAACAGAAATAGTTTCAGATAATTTAATTTGTGTAACTTTATCTTTTAGTTTTGATTTAATACCATTTAATTCAGAAATTATGTTTGGCAATTCTTGTCCAACGTAATCTTTAAATTTAGTGGTATTTGAGATGTTGTTTATATACTCTTTCAACAAATTCTTTTGAGATTCATCTAAATTTGTATATTTTTTGTTGAAAGTTTCTACTAGAATCTTATAGGTAAGTAATCGTAGGTCTTTGTCTTGTTGTTTATAGGATTCAATCAACTTTTTATCATCAGCTGGTTGAATTTGTTGAGCAGGTTTTGAAGTAATATTTTCAATTAGGGTAATTTTAGAATTAAAAATATCTTTAATATCATATCCATCTGCTCTTTTGGATTCAAATACTTTATATATAGATGCGAGTACTTTATAGTTAGAAATAGGTGAACTTAAGAATTGTTCAATATCAAATTTTGCTGAAATTTCTTTAATAAGATTGAATTTTTCTTTAGAAAGAACCGATTGATTTAGTTTAGCATGTGCATCACATACAGTTTCCACCAATCTATCTGCCTTTGTTTCAGAATTGTATTTTTCTTTTAAAAGTATATCATATAGACGTAATTCTTTATTTAATTCCGTATTTGGAGCAAAGAATTCCGCTACAATTTTTTTAGCGTTTTCAGACTTATCGCCATTAAGAATTTCTAATGTTATTTGTCTTACCAAAAGCTCAAATAACACCCCAGTATTCTTAAACTTTGAGTGTTTAATTTTTTTCATTTACTTACCCTATATTTATTCTACCCTATAAACTAACACATATAAATATAAACAAATTAATGTTTATTAAATTTTTGTATCGTCTAATAGATTTTTTTCATCAAGCATACCCGATTTTTCATTTAAAACCGTAAACGGTCTTTAAGGTCTAATACTACTTTTGCTCTTTCAATATCAATTTCATCTTGTGATAATCCAAAGATATTGTGATACGCCCAATCCGATGATAACATATTGAGTGCTTTTGCATCGGATGCTAATCTTACTTTTTCAGACCATAGATTTACTTTTTCTTGCTCATAGATTGTAGAAGCGTTTGTCAAACTCAATTCAAAGTTTGTCATTTCAGAATCTTCTATACCATTTGATGCTAAGTGAACTACCGCAATCTTTGCCAATTCACTAACAACCGTACGTTGGATTCTTTCAATAGTTCTTGCAAAACGAACATCTTCTGCAGCCAATGTAGCTTTACCATTAACATTCTCATCGTAAGATAAGTACGCTTTTGGTACTCTTAAAGCTGCAAACAACTTATGTTTTAAATAATCAATATCTTCAATTGCTGCATATTCTAATCCAGCTAAATTATCAATAGTTGTACCACTATCACTACCACGAACAGGTAGGAAGAAATCTTCAGTAAGATTCTGAATATTATATTTTAAATTGTAATCACCAGTATTTTTATCAACAAATGGAGTTTTCTTCATTTTATTGATAATCTTCTGCATATAGTTATCCACTTCTTGTGGTGGGATATTACCAATATCAATTTTGAATACTCTCTTTTCAGGTGCTCTCATAATACGATGGATTAACATCGCATCTTCCATAAGAGATAATTGTTTCCAAATTCTTCGTGCACCCTCTACCATTGATTTACCATAAGGTAAAAAGTTGGTATCCGATAACATTCTAAAATGAGCCATCTCATATTGTTCATATTCCTTTTTACCAAAACGGTCTAACTCAACCTTATACTTTACATAATCAGGATTGTTTGGGTCAGTACCTTCCAATCTCTCTACATTATAAGTTGAGTGAGGTGCTACATTGATAATACCTTTACCAGGCATAATTTCTAATGCTAAGAAAGCATCACCATATTTTACTAAATTTCTAATCCAAGGCCATAAGTTAAACTCCACATTCATTATATCATAGAATAGATTGTGAAGCATTTCTCTTACGTTCTCATTTGTGGATTTGATTTGAAGTACATCACCATATTCGTTCTTAGTTGTACTCTCATCCGCATATATGTCTAAAGCAGAACCAATAATTGGGTCCATATCCATAGCATCATAATCTCTAAAAAGTTCTCTACGAACTTGATGATATGCCATTGATTGTGCACCCTGATGAGTTTCGAAATATAAACGTTGTAGTTTTGTATATCTATCTCTTAGATTTACAAAGTTAGTATTCATCTGTCTATCTTCAACGTCTACAACTTTACGTTTACCATCTTTATCAACGGTTACTATTGCGTTTGTTGAAAATAATTTTTTAAGTCTCCCAAAGAAACTTCTATCATCTTGAAATTGTTCTGCCATAATTTATTTTACCATTTTCTGCAAGACCAATATCTTGCTTTGGTTCTTGGACCAGGATTATCGCAATTATGTCTTGCTCTAAAATTAGCCCTTCTACCAGGATTATTTTTATTAATTTTTACCCCTTTCTGTCCAAAGTTTGCTTTAATAACTTTACCAGTTTTAGGATTTTTAACATATACCTTAAACTTTTTCACATCACCTGCCATTGGTTTACCCAATTTCACTTCTCTACCTTGATATTCAGCTTCAAAAACACAACTACAATTAGCTTCATCTAATGATTGTGAATATGCTTTAAGATAATTGATAAAATCATCCATATCTTCTTGCTCTACATCCAATTCATCATAATCATCAATTGGATTATCCTTGCTCTACATCCAATTCATCATAATCATCAATTGGATTATCAGCCGGTTGGTCTCCTTTTGAATATGCTTTATCTACATATTCATCTTCTTTTAGGATATTTGTTAATTTAATCATTTTGGTCTCCTTTTTCTATTTTGACATATATCATAAATATCTGAAATTGTCAAAACCCTACAATTTATAACCATTGTGATAAATCCTCAAAATCATCACCAATTTTCATCTTCCAAGGATTATCATCTCTATCAGATGGTCCATAAACACCAGCATGCTGCATATTTGATGAAATACCACCCAAAGTTCTCTTTGTAAGGTCAATACCTTCTTGTCTTAAACGAAGTGCAGTATCCCTTACCCACAATCCAATTGATAATGCCATCGTAAGGTCATCGTTATAACCCTTCATAGCTTCTGCTCTACCATTAATGAATATAAAAGTAAATAATTCATCAATTAAACGATTAGAACGGATTGTTACCGATTTTTCTCTAAAATATTCATCTAATTTAGAAATAATTAAAGGTCTAGTTTTAGATGTTGTTGAAAACCCAGCTACCATTTGCCTCTCATCTGCTCTATATTTATTTTTCATTTGATGTTCAACATCCACATATTTTAAATCCTTACTCATATAGAATAAGTTTTTATAATCTCTATCTATACATTGTTGAATACACGCCCAACCAATATTTGAGTTTTCTATTACTAATAAAGCATCATTATATTCAGTTGATAAGTTTACTAAAAAGTTTCCAAAATCTTTTGTTTCAATTTTACCTTTGTATTCTGCAACCTGTGTTGCGTTTAGTACATCTATTACGTGACATCCAGAAAAGTCAGCACCATCACCTCTGGCAACGTCCGCTACTACCATATAAGAGCCGTTTGTAGTTGGATATTCCCATCTCCAAAGATTCCCATCAAATCCAGTTTTTTCAATTGGATTTTGACAATATGTTTCTTTATAGAACATTAATAATTCTGGATCAATTACAGTATCACCCGAAGATACGAAGTCACAATCACATTCTTGGGCTGCTTTTTTAGCACCCAATAATCTTTGTTGTTCATCTCTCCAACTCTGGTCTCTTTCAGGATGTACTGTCCAATGTAATCGTATTGTATTAAATGGATTTGTTCCTTCTTCGGCATCTAACCAAGTTTTGTGGAACCAGTTACCCACACCATTAGGAGTAGAAAGTGCAATACAACTACCACCCGTTGATAAGGTTGATTGTGCCGCTACCCAAATCTCATCAATATCATACCCTTTAACCAACTTGGTAATAAATCGTGCATTACCCTTACTTTAGTTACTAGGTTCTTTGCTACATCTTGTTTTGTTGCAATTACCAACACATTGAAATCGGTATTGAATATCATCTTCCAAAGTGCATATCCAGCTGAAAGTGTTGAGATACCGGTTTGACGTGATTTCAATACTATATTAAATCGGTTATCTTTAAATTGTGTTAGAGTTTGTTCCTGAAATGGGAAAAGGTGAAAAGGTATCTTACCTCTCACCGGATGCTGAATCATACAATATTTTTTCATAAAGTGAATCGGGTCTACCGCACACTTTTTGTATTCATCTGCTATTATATCCTTTAGGGATTTCTTTTGTGTAATTCCAGTACTCATATTAATCGTTAATAGGTCTTACTAAATCGTAATTTTTATCTTTTAATTTTTCGTAAGCCTCATTTCTTAATTTTGTAGCCTGTTCAACTTCTTTTTCAAAATTAACAATATCTAAAAGTATTTCTGCTTTGAGTTCATCAACATCTCTTTCCATACTCCAAGTTTCAATCTTTCCATCTTCTTGAATTACTTCGTATGTTTGTTTAGCATCATTATAAGCCTGTTTGAATTGTGCAATCACATCGTTACCGTATGCAATCATATTAGAGTATATCTTATAATCTTCATATGCTTCCCACAACCCATCAGTTTTGATTATTCTTTCTTTTTTTGCCAGACAAGTTATACAATATCCTGTTTTGGATATTAATTTTTTATCAACTCTACCTATTTTGATTGTTTTACAATCTTCAGCTTTACAACTATTTAATTTATCTAAATAAGCTCTAGTCTCGGCCATAATATCACCTAATTCCGAAACTTCTATTTTACCTGCAGCATGTTGTTCCCAAGATTTACCATTATCATCAGTCCATCTTTCACCAACTTTTCTTTTTACTTTCTTCTTATCTGCTCCTGCGAATGAAATCTGTGTTTCCTTTTGATATTCTCCACCCGTTAAAACCATATCTACCAACTTTTTTCGAGTTGGATGCATGAATTTTTTATTGAATTCTCTTGCCATATTACTTACAATATATTTGTATATATAAGTATATCAAAATTCAAAAAACGATTAAGAATCAAAAAATATTCCTAAAATTTGATTTAATGGTGCGAATGCACCTGTTAATTTGTAAGTGTTACCACCATATACGAATACAATACCTTCGTTTGGTACAATCTTATCAAATCCACCCAAAGCATTTAAACGTTCTAACTCTAATTTTAATTTTGCAATCTTTTTAGGGTCACCACTTGCTTTTACTTGTTGAATTGTAGATTCCAAACGAGCTACCATTTGTCTTTTGGCACTATCAGGATTTGCTGTAAGTACTGAACTCATAAATGATAATACATCTGCACCAACTCCTAAAAATATCTCCTCAAATCTCATTAGATTTTGCTTTGATATCTTTTGTTGGTCTTGTTTATCAGTTTGT